GAAGAAATTCTTAAAGTATTCAAGAAAATGGGTGATGAAGATGGAATTATTGTAACTCAGGATGATGAAGACATTCATCTTACTGATAACGATGAGGATGTTGAGTATATTATCCAAACTGAAGGTTACGATGAATCTGATGAGGAAGTTATCGATGAAGAAATGCACGGAGAAGAAATGGAAGAAAACATTTCTGATGAAGAGCTAGATTCGATGATGGACAGTATTTTCCAAGAATCTGAAATGGAAGAAGAAGACTCAATGGAAGAAGATGAAGTTGTTTATGAAATCGAAATGGACATGGAAGATGATGAAATGGAAGATTCAGAAATGGACGAAGAGTACATGGAAGAAGAAGACATGATGGAGGCTATTGGTTTCAAACCAGTTATGGGTCACACAAAAAAATCAACATTAACAAATAAAGCTAAGAAAATGGAAACAAAAGAAGGTGACATGATGACCAAACCTGTAGTAGGTAAAGGTGTTAAAACAGGAAAACCTGATTTTGAATTCAAAGAAGGTAAGAAGATGGAAACTAAGGAAGAAGTCATCGAACCTAAAGGTTCAGCTAAAGGTGTTAATATGAATTTGAAACCTAAGAAGTTTGAATATACAGAAGCAAAAAAGAAGCAGGGTTATGATGCTCGTGAAGACGAGAGAGAAGGAATGAAGCACGGCAAGATTGCTGGTAAGGATTTGAAAACTACCAAAGCAAGAAGAGACGATGCTCATTTTGAAACTCGTAAAAAAGGAGAACATTCAGAAGCTGCAAGAACATTAGGTAATGGAACAAGAAATTACCCTATGAGAAAAGGTCTTCCAAAAATGAAAGTTATACCAAACGAATATCTTCAAGAAGAAGTCGAAAGATTAAGAAATAAAAACGATGAGTACCGTAAGGCTCTTAACGTGTTCAGAGAAAAACTGAATGAAGTTGCGGTATTTAATTCAAATTTGGCATACGCTACTAGATTGTTCACAGAGCATACAACCACAAAACAAGAAAAAATCAATATCCTAAGAAGATTTGATGATGTGGAAAGTCTTAAAGAATCTAAAAATCTGTATGGTACTATTAAAAATGAGTTGAATACTCAGGTTCAAAGTGTTGTAACTGAATCTATCAAAGAGATTGACAAATCTCCAGCATCAGGTTCAGCACAAAACTTAATTGAATCTAAAACGTATGAAAATCCACAGTTCTTAAGAATGAAGGATATCATGTCAAAAATTAACAGATAAAAATAAATAAATTAAAAAAACCAATATTAAAATGGGTGCATTATTAGAAAGTGGTCTAGTTGGTAACATCGGTCTTAAGCACTTGAAAGTTATCAAAGAAGACACAGTAAATAAGTGGGACAAATTAGGATTCCTTGAGGGTCTAGGTGGTCACTTGAAAGAGAACGTAGCTCAGTTGTACGAAAACCAAGCTTCATATTTGATTAACGAAGCTTCTTCAACTTCTGACTCAGGTTCTTTCGAGACCGTAGTTTTCCCAATCGTAAGAAGAGTATTCTCTAAACTTCTTGCAAACGATATCGTATCTGTACAAGCAATGAACTTACCAATCGGTAAATTGTTCTACTTCGTACCTAAAATCCAAGGTTACTCTGGTGGTACTACTCCTAACGACCTAGGTTACTTCGGTCAATCTGGTGACCACTACGCTCCTGTAGGTTCTCCAGGTAACTACCCAGGTAATCCTGACGCTGGTTACACTAACGGTACAGGTTCTTACAATCCTACATACACAAAGGATTTGTATGACTTGTTCTACGAAGGTAACGAAGCTGGTTTGAATCCTCCAGGTTTGTTCGACTACTCTAAAGGTAAGTGGTCAGCTACTACAGCTACTACTACAACTGTAGCTTGGAACAACAATGGTCTTATGGTTCCTTCAGCATACACTACAAACGATTACAGAAAGGTTATTATCGTATTGAGTGGTTTCTCTAACGCAGGTGCTGGTCAACTTATCGGACCTAATGGTAACACTATGGATACAGAAGAATTCCTTTCAGGATTGAACATCTTCGGTGTTCCTGGTAACCCAACTACAGTTGCTAACTTCAACAATCCTTACTTATTCAGAGTAGTAACTCAAAGATACGGTAAGGGTATCGTAGAATACGGTAACCAAGCTTCAACTACTTGGCCAACAACTGGTTCAGGTGGTCAGTACTACAACGTATGTGACGCTAACGGTAGAATCTACTTGGAGGTTGACCTTCAGGTTCCTGTTTGTGTTGAGTGTGGTCAAACATCTCCTGATGGTTACACAGGTTCTACATTCTCGTCTACAACAGCATTGAACCAAGCGTTCGTTGGTGTTTACAGAATCTACAAAGAACTTGAATTCGAAGACCAAATCGGTGAAGTTTCTTTCGACCTTGAGTCAGTAACTGTTTCTGTTACAGAAAGAAAACTTAGAGCACAATGGTCTCCTGAATTGGCACAAGACGTTGCGGCATTCCACAACATCGACGCTGAAGCTGAATTGACAGCTTTATTGTCTGAGCAAGTGGCTGCTGAAATCGATAGAGAAATCTTGAGAGACTTGAGAAAAGGTGCGGCTTGGAACCTAAGATGGGATTACAACGGATGGAAGAGACTTGCTTCTAGCGGTACAACTCCATACACTCAGAAAGACTGGAACCAAACTTTGATTACTGCAATCAACCAATTGTCAGCTCAAATCCACAAATCAACTTTGAGAGGTGGTGCTAACTGGATTGTTGTTTCTTCTGAAGTTTCAGCTATCTTTGACGACTTGGAGTACTTCCACGTTTCAAACGCGGCTCCTGAGCAGGACCAATACAACATGGGTATCGAAAGAATCGGTACTTTGTCAGGTAGATACCAAGTGTATCGTGACCCTTACTTCCCAGCTAACCAAGTGTTGATTGGACACAAAGGAACTAGCTTGTTGGATACAGGTTACATTTACGCTCCATACGTACCTCTACAATTGACTCCAACAATGTATAACCCATTCAACTTCACTCCTATCAAGGGTATCATGACTAGATACGCTAAGAAGATGGTTAACAACCGTTTCTATGGTAGAGTAACAGTTGACGGTGTTAGAACATTCGACTTGAGAGAATTGAGATAATATTTATCTTAATTAACAACAGAAGGGAGACGAAAGTCTCCCTTTTTTTATTTTACGGGTATTTATAAGATATAATTTTCAAAAGGTGAGTCTTTGTAAAAAACTTGTAATCAAAAACATATCTACTGTTGTTAGGGTTATCTCATACACTCGATGTTCGGATGGTTTGGTAATTGACAATTATCAAATTCCTGCAGGTGCTACAAGGACAATTTATTATAGAATATTTTCTTATAGTACTGCATCTCCTCAAAGTTTTCAAATTTTATCGTTAGAAGATTGGCCGCCAGCTTCAACACCAACACCAACACCCACGATAACTCCTACGGTGACTCCTACGGTGAGTATTACTCCTACTAATACTGCTTCACCAAGTCCAACGAGAACGAGTACTCAAACACCTACACAGACCTCCAGTGGGACTGCAACGCCAACACCTACACCAACCGTAAGTCCAACTCAAACTCCAACTAACACACCTACTCCTTCAATTACTCTGTCGGCAACAAATTCACCAACACCGACAAATACAAATACTCCAACTCAAACGTCAACTCAAACACCTACGAGTAGCGTTACTCCATCAAATACGCCAACGCCAACAATAACTGAATCACCAACATCAACACCAGGTGAAACTCCAACTCAAACTCCCACAAATACCGCATCTAATTCTCCTACACCAACAAATACGGATACTCCGACCCAAACTCCATCCCAAACACCAACATCGACGGTCACTAGTACTCCTACGGTAAGTATTACAGCATCTCCAACAGCAAGTAATACCCCAACTAATACTCCTACAAATACTGTTACCGCAAGTAATACTGTTACACCAACACAAACAGAAACTCCAAGTCCAACACCCGGAGAATCTCAGACTCCGACACCATCGGTAACCCCAACAATTACTTTGTCTCCAACAAATAGTGGTACACCGACTACAACACCAACCAACACATTCACACCAACTCCTTCGATAACATCATCACCTACGGAAACTCCAAGTCCAACACCTGGAGAAACACCATCTCCGACCGCTTCGATTACACCTACAAATACGCCGACACAGACCTCAACAACAACACCAACTAATACTCCATCAAACACTGAAACTCCGACTAACACGCCGAGTCCTACTGTGACTGATACCCCAACCCCAACTCCTGGAGAATCTGCGACTCCAACTCCGACTCAAACAGGAACACCAACAAATACTCCAAGTAACACGGCATCTCAAACTCCAACACAGACTGAAACACCAACAAATACTCCAAGCAACACATCTTCTCAAACACCAACTCAAACTGGTACTCCAACAAATACGCCAAGTAACACGGCTTCTCAGACTGCAACACAAACACCAACTCCAACTGAAACACCAACAAATACTCCAAGTAATACAGCGTCTCAGACTGCAACACAAACACCAACTCCAACTGAAACACCAACAAATACTCCAAGTAATACAGCGTCTCAGACTGCAACACAAACACCAACGCAAACTGAAACGCCAACCAATACTCCAAGTAATACAGCGTCTCAGACTCCATCTCAAACACCTACTCAGACCGGTACACCAACAAACACGCCAAGTAACACAGCTTCTCAGACTGCAACACAAACACCAACTCCAACTGAAACACCAACAAATACTCCAAGTAATACAGCTTCCCAAACTCCGACTCAGACTGGTACACCAACAAATACTCCAAGTAATACAGCATCTCAGACTCCATCTCAAACGCCAACTCAGACTGGCACACCAACAAATACTCCAAGTAACACGGCTACTGAGACCCCAACTCCGACACCGACACAGACTCCAACTCCGACACAAACATACACTCCTACCCCAAGTTTAACAGCATCAGTTACTCCAACAGAAACTCCGACTCAAACACCCGAACCAACTTATTGGTCAATTAATGAATTGACAAATTGTTGTACTGGAGAACGATATAATCCTGGGGTTCTTGTTAGTTTATCTTCGACAGCACCTCAAAATGGTGACACAATTTCTGTGAATGCCGATGGTACAGGAATCAAGTGTTGGACAATCACGAGTGAGGTCACACCAATATCACCAGAATCTGGAGAATATATCATAACTAATTATGGTCCTGAAAACTGTGAGATTTGTTTGACATCGTACCCATGTCCTTCACCAACTCCTACTCCAACTCAGACACAGACTCCAACACAAACTCAAGCGGAATTGGTTTATATCTTGGAAGAATGTCCAGGTGGTGGTGATGTAATATATGCTAACTTTATAAATGCCGGAGCACCTAATAACGACGTAGTTTATATTAATTTCGATGGAGGAAGTGGTTGTTATATAGTCGTAGAAGGACCAGTTTTAGCACCAGCTGATGTATATGTACTTAGTAAAACTGACCAAACTGCTTGTAATACATGTAACGTGTCTCCAACTCCAACACCTACTCAAACTAGAACCCCAGCGGCAACCCCAACGGTGACCCCGACTAAAACTCCAACTTCAACCCCAACAAGGACTCCAACCGGAACACCTGTAGCAACACCTACACCAACAAAGACTAAGACACCAACACCAACACAATCGAATTGTTCGACCCAAATCCAAATCAACTGGGCAATTCAAACATGTGCTAGAGGTACGTTTGAAATCTTGGTTAATGGTGGTAATGTTTATACTAAAAATGCATTGGGAATTGCGGGAAGTGGTACTGACACAATCAGTGTACCATACAACTCAACAATTACATTAAATGGTAGTGCAATAAACGTTGCAGGTGGTTCATGTGTTGGTATTTATGATACTTCAGCAATCAATATGACGCCGACAAGCGGAGGTGCGAACGGTGTTACGATTGTTAGAGTTAGTGATGGAACACCAAACAACTTCTCATATAGTTACACTAAAACGTGTCCGAACACTGTAATTACTTTAGACTATGTACCGAACCCTATTTAATAGGAGTTCGATTCTTGTCAAATATATCTAAGGGATTTTGATACAATTTCACTTTCTTGTAAAGTGAAAACACCACGACGGTAAGCACACTCTAAAGATTTTTTAATAAAAATTGAAGCTTGTTCTTGTGACATTCCGTCTATTAACAAATTAAGGTCTGTCTGAGATGTAAAATGAACATCATCAAAGATAGTTCCTAAAATATCTTCGTTTTTTTCTGTATTTTCCATAACAATTCAAATGGTGTTAGTATTTATTGCAAGTATCGTAAAAATCACGAAAAAAACAACATGCAAAACAATTTGAAAGAAGATTTGGCGGTTTGGTTTGGAACTAAAAAGAAACCAAAAGGTAGTTCACAACCCAAGGGTCCATGGGTAAATATATGTTCCAAAGATAAAGATGGAAAACACCCACCGTGTGGACGGAAAGAAGCCGATTCTAAATCTTATCCAAAATGTAGAGCGGCGGGTGTTGCGGGAAAAATGAGTGATTCTGAAAAACAAGCTGCTTGTAGACAAAAAAGAGCCGCTGAAAAGAAAGATACTCAAACAGGTAAAGGACAGAAACCTGTAATGACATCATATAAACCAAAAAAGAAAACTAATGAAGGAATGCGACAAATTATTAAGTCCATCCTCCGCGAAAGAATTGAAAGAAATGACATGTTAGAACTTGGTAAATTAGTTGAGATGGAGCACTCATCGGACCCAAAAGTGGCAATCGAAATTGCTACCGACCATCTACAACAAAATCCAAGGTATTACTGTGTTTTATACCGTATCGGTTTAATTGACGAAGAGGATGCAGTAAAATTAGCCGAAAGTATTTGCCCCTCAATCTAAACTATGGGCAATAGTCTTCAAGGAATGTTTAATATTCTTTGTAATCTCATCCTCCATCTTTTTTCGTTGTAATTCAATTTTATCGTTGAATAAGTTTTGAATGGTTTGACGAGTTTTTTCTGAAATTTGTACGGTATATGAGTATTTGTGATTAATCACATTTACCAAACTACCATCGATGACGATGAAAATTCCAAGAATATCGTTTTTAATATAACGTTTATTGGAGATTGGTGTCATGAGAAGATTACTATCTTCTCGCAAAATCATTTTATTACAAATCAGTAGACAATCTTTTTCATAGACTGAACGATATTGTCTATCGTAGTCCAAATATTTTATAACTTGGATAACGGTTTTTTGTAGGAACCTACGAAAAAGGTGTCGAATTGATTTCATGGTACAAATATATGAAAAAAAATTATTGTACCAAAAAAAAATTAACAGTAAGCCCCTGAACAATGTTTCTTTCCGTCGAGTCCTGGCATCTTACCTTTACAGACTTGAACTGCGTAACCGTTGGCATATGCACTTGGATAAACATCAAATTTAGCTTTAGCTGCAGACTTACCTCTTGCGCATAATTTAGTACCTGTTTTCTTTCTATTCTTTTTCTTAGATTCTTCTAAGGTAGATATTTCAGGATTGTTTTGATATTCGTTATCATCAGAGTGTACCTCATTCATCATAAATTCAAAGACATGGTCTAAATTTTCTTTAGACTTAGAAACATGGTCATCAGCCCAATCATGACCGTTTTGTAAAAAACCTTCAACAACTTCTTTTGGCAAATCCAATAAAAGGTCTGCTTGTCTTTTTATTTGTTCCAAATTAGCAAAGAACATATAGTTTTCTGTTCTTTCTTCTTGTAGTGATTTTCTGATTACCTCATAAAGTTGAGATTCTGATAGTTTGATTACCTTTTTCATTTTTTGTTAACTATTTCAAAAGTTAGTTGTCTTTGATAAGTATCTTTCTCACCACTAGTGTTCACCTGTATATCAACATAATATTGATTTGGGATTTTGTCTCTCGTATCAAAGATAAAATAATACTCATTCGG